TATGAAAGGTCTTGATGAAGGTGAAACAGTAGCTGATATTTCTAAGAGAATTAAAGGTCTTTACGCTGAAACAAATAAGAGTAGATCATTGACTATCGCTAGGACTGAAACATCCTCATTGATTTCAGAAGCTACTCAGAAAGAATATGAAGATAATGGTGTTGAGGAAAAACAATGGATAACAGCAGGGGATAGTTTAGTAAGACAAGAACATCAAGATAATGAAGCTCAACGTGCTATTCCAATCGGTAATGCTTTCTCAAACGGTGAGAATTATCCGGGAGAAAATTCCGTGAATTGCCGTTGTTCGCTTATTCCAGTAATTAATTAAAGGAGTTTAACATGAAAGAGAAATATAAAGTAACAGAAATAATAAAAACAAATAATCCTGATACTAATGAAGATATTGAATATATTGCAAAATACAATACTGTAACAAAAGCAAAAGAAGTAGACGATAGAGTATTGAGATTTATTATTAGTGATCAGGGTCTTGATGCTGATAAAGAAAAAGTAATGCTGGATGGGTGGGATTTAAAACGGTACAAGAAAGCACCTGTCGTTCTATTGAATCATAATAGACAAGGTTTATCC